AGCAACAGCAGCAGCAACAGCAGGAATTGACAGGTTCGGGGCGCTGTTTGTCCCGTCAATGATAATGCTTCTTGAAGTAAATGACCCCGTAAAGATTCGATCAAAGTCCATTATAAAAGCATTGACTTCGGTCTGACTTAACCCGTTGTCTGCAAGGTTAATGCTTGCGCTGTTGATGTTGCCCAGGTTGGGAAATGCCGTTGCAAAATTGGTATAAGATAGGCTGTTTCCTGACAGGTCAAAACTGGAAATAGGATTGCTGCAATTGATGGGAAGAACAAGGCCCGAAGAAGTCAGGGCGCAATCAGACAAGTTGATTGTCCCTGAAACATTTGAAAGCCCCGAAATATCAACAGCAGCAAGCCCAGGATTTGACGAAAGATTTACAAGTGTGACAGCAGCCGAAGTTGCTGGGGCCGTGAATGATGTTATAACATTATCCTGAAGCTGAAAGCTGACACAATTGACAAGCGCCAAAGCAATGAACTTGCCTGAGATCTTGTCATTCTGAAAGTCAATTCCTGTAATGACTGAAGGATCAAGATTTGATATTTCAACAGACTGGCTTGTTCCGTCAAGCCCGTTGCCTGAAGTTGATATTGAGTTTGACCCCAGGATTGAAGACAGGTCTTGAAATAGCCAGTTTGCAGTTCCTGAAGAAGTTGATATTGACGGGTCAAAGGTTCCGTCTGTTCCTGGGTTTATGATCGTCAGGAAGCTGAAGGTTGCTGTTCCTTCGATGGAAACAAGGATATATTCTGACCCTGATTGAAGGCCCCCAGGCAGCAGGGGAATCTTGATAGGTTCTGTCAGGTCAGGAACGCTGATTGCATCAGTCGAAGCGTTCAGTTGCGTTCCGTTGTTGTCGTATTCGTCAGCACTTATAAACAGGTTGTCAACAATGCCGTTCGGAAAATACATGAATGACAAGGAGAAAGGCCAGCCTTCGAATTTACGGGGCCTTTCAAAGTCTGTCAGGAACAGACCCTGTTCAACTGTTGTTGACCCAGGAAAGGCCAATTCAGCCCCCAGGTTAGAACCGAACTGTCTGCCTGGGGCAACAGCCGCAAGAATAGAAAAATAATCGTTAGCGTCAATTCTTGACGGGGTTGACGTTGTTGCAAGCTTTGTTTCCCCAGCTTTGAAATAGAAAGGGACTGCAATCTTCAGGTCATTTGCTGGGGTAAGAAAATCAAAGTCTTCAGTCAGGTCAAGGCTTCGGACAAAGGGCGAAGCATCGAAGCGAATGATCCCAGAAGAATCAGCGCTTCTTGATTCAGCAGCAATCTTTGAATCATCCCTGACAGAATAATATTCAATATTAGCTTCATAATTGTAATATACTTCAACAAGGTTGATAAACTGGCTGACAGGGGTCATTGAAACAAAGGGCAAGTCAATGACAATGACAGTATAACTTGTTACAGTTACAGAAGTAATTGAAGCAGTTCCTTCAACAGTCGTTGCATTGTCTGTTGCCTTAAAATATACCTGATCATTCAGCGAGAAAAGACTTGTGTCAGTTGTTGCAATCCTGACTTCAATGCTTCCCCCGTTGTCAGCGTAGTTCGTTGTTTGAAAGTCTTGCCTTTGTAGCTTGAATATCATCGGGGCAAGCCCTGAATTATGCCTGCTGACTGAAGTGCCTGCAAGGAATTCTGACGGGGTTTCAACTAATTGCAGCATTTCTGAAGCGTTTTATTATATCTGAACGAAGATCAAGCAAAGCCCTTTCTTTAACCTGGGGCTTGAACTGCTTGATTGATTCCTGAATTGATTGTTCTATTCCTACCTTTTGCGCCTGACCCTTGAACAGCAGCGTTCCTTCTTCATGAATCTTCCTGCTGATAATGTAAGCAAGCGAGTCTTTTGTTATGTCAATCGGCTGAATCCTCTTTTCATCTATCCAGTGACGAATTCTGACCCGAAGCGAAGGGCCCTGACCTTTGCCCGATCCTGAAGAACTGGGGCCGCGCCCGTATTCCTGAAAGAAGAAATAAGAAGCCCCCCAAAGCTTGAAGCCTTTTGCTGACAATTCCAGGCGCAAAGATTCAGCCGATCTTCCTGAAGCCCGAATTCCCCTGCTCTTTTGGCGTTCAATAATTAGGCCCTTTAGTGATTCGCCCCAGGCTTTGAAAACTTCCTGCTGATCCATTATAAACAAACTTTTGAAAACTTCACAAGTTCAGCTTCTACATAATACCCGTCAACATTTACGTCAAATTGATTTGCTGCTGGGACAAGCTGAAATTCAATATCTGTAAATTTGAATAGCTGGGTAGGCATTGCCGTTGACAGCCGTTCAATGAATTCATCAATGACCCCTTCCAGGGCTTCAAGAATAGGAAGCTTTTCGTCTTCTGAAGAAGCCAGAAATTCAGTCTTGTTGACAAATAGCATCTGAGTAAAACAAGCAGACCTGATCTGACCGTTCTGCATTTTCTTCTTCTTGTAGATGATGGGAAACAGGGCAATTGCAGGCCATGTTTCAACCCCGTCAGCAAGAAAATTCAATTCATATTCCTCGCAATAGTGGAAAGTATTCGGGGTCGATAATTGCCCAGCAACAGTTTCAATCAGTGTCTTCATTCTATCTTTGATTTTTGCGCTTCCATTCTTCAAGCTTTAATTCATGATATTTCTTTTCAAACTTCGCCCGAACCTGATCTTTGACAGCTTTTGTCATAGCTACATCAATCGGTAAATTGAATATGCTTTTCCACCTGAGAACGTCACCCTGGGCAAGTTGATCAACTAAGTTCAGAATGCCGAAGGCTTTCAGCTTTTCAGCCCCAGCCGCATCAGCAACGGGGTCTTCTTTTTGGCCTTTCCTAAGTGCTTCAAGCCAGTTTGCAAGCGCTTTAGGAATATGGATAAAAAAAAACTGGCAAGGGGAACAGCTTCTGTTGCCTGCATCATATCAACCAGGGGAATCAATTGCTTGCTTTCTTCTTCGTCAAATCCCTTGCCATAGTATGCAGGCTGAAGCATCAGGGCAACAACTTCGGAGCCCTTGACAATTAATTCATGAATACTTCCTGACTTCATTTCTTCACTGTCAGCCCAGGCTTTGAACTTTTGATTCATCGCTTCACCTTGTCCCAAAGCATAAGACCCAGGGGCTGAAGAAATGGGAATTTTTTTACCTCCGATTGTCACTGATTTCGGAACAGGAAGATTGAAGAAGTCAGGGGTTTCTTCTGGGTTGTCCCAGAAGCCCTTTATCACTTGCAGAACGGGCGCTGCTGTCTGTTCTGGGACTGCAACCCAGAACTTCTTTTCAAGGCCCGTAAATGCAGCCAGAAGGTCAGAAGCCAGAAGGGGGCCCTGATTCATTGCTTCTTTGACTTTTTGAAACTGACCAAATGTCACTTCATGCCAGAACTGGGGAACCGAAAAAGAAACGGGGTCAGCGCTGGGGGAAGAATCCCCTGGGGCCCGAACTGTTGAAATTTTAAAAGGAATCATTTTGCTTTTTAATTATGTTGCTTTTGCCCTGATCCTACCTGAAGGCTTCAGTTCAAAATACATTCTCATATGAAAATTGTCAGCAACATCGGGCGACCTTCCCAGGATTCGACCCAGTTCATCTTTGCCCAGAACCTGAAAGCGCTTTTCTGTTCCTGGGTATTTTTCCCGAATGTTGCCAATTTCTTCAATTGCCCTTTGTTTCAGGTCATTATCATTCAAAGGCCAATATAATAAATTCTGTTTTATCTTTTCGGCTAACAAATAGCAGCATTGTGTCTTGAAGTTGGCATAAATCTTGTTCGCAGGAATATCTTTGCCCGATTGCTTATGAAAGCCAACAGCCGCAGAACCATTGACAAAAGCCTGGGTCTTCAGGTTGTCAACTGGGCCTGCTCCGATACCGTCTGAATCAATTACAACCCTTCGCCTGGGAACCCCGAATTTCTTCATAAGGAATCGAACCCTGGCTTCAAATTCATCAAGGGGCCCCTTCTTTATTTCTTCCCAGTGGATAACCTGAAGACCGCGCCAAACAAGTATTATTGAAGAATCCCTTCCAAATCTTGCGACATCTGCTGTAATATACTTTGCAGCGCCCCGATACTTATTTTCAAGGAATTCATTTGTAAACATATCCTGAAGCGCTTCAGGGTCAACGATTGCTGACGGGTCTGCTGCATAATCCCAGGAACCGTTTACCCTTCTTTCGTATTCGCTGGGGTTGACATCTCTTAACTGTTCCAGGTTGTCAAGATATGCCTGGGGAACAAAGGGGTTGTCAGTTATCTTCGCTGGAATATACAGCCAGTCTTCAGGCAATCTTCCCTGCTTCCATCGTTCATAGATCAAAGATTTGACCCAGTTGTTCGAAGGGTTCAGGGTGCAAATGATCAGGGGCTTCGGCTGATTTGCGTCTTCGCCTGGGATAAAATAGGAACCTACCCTTTCAATACATTTCGAAAAGCCCTGAAGACTTAATTCTTCAATCTGATCAAGAACAAAAAAGTTCACTTCAAGCCCGTCAAAGCGCTGAAGTTCCTTGTCCTTGTCGATGTTTTCACCGAAAAAGAAGGCTTCTGAATTCAGGGACAATCCGTATTGCTGGCAATCAGCTTTCCAGATATACTTTGTCGCGTTGACTAGCTTCATGAATTTGGAAGGAAAGACCTTCTTGCAAGTGGGAAGGGTATTATCTGTCAATCGCTTGTGATTCGCCCTGACGATTGCAGCCCTGCTTCCTGGGAACATACGAAGCAAGATGACAAGAACAGCCAAAGCGTTGAAGCTTTTGCCCCCCCGAATAGCGCCCCCGTAAAATATAACTTTATATTTTCCTGAAAGGGCTGCTTCAGCAAGTTCAACTGCTTTCGGATAATTTGACCAGTCAACAAGCGCCCCCATTTAGAAAGCGATTTCAACACCCCCAGGTAGACGAAAGACCTGCCTTTCTACTTCTTCCCCTTGCTGATCAATCTTTTCAATTATCTGAGCTGGGCGACCTTCGGCCCTGTCATAGATTTCTTTGATTGCGCTGAAGGCTGTCTTTGGGTCATCTCCTAGCGCCTGCATGATCAGGCGAAGATTGACAGCTTCCTGAATAGGAACCTTCCCCCCCTTGAAACGATGGGGGAAGATTGCCTTCAGCCTTTTGATGACAGCATTTGTATCTGCTGGGATTTCTTCTGCTAACATTTCTCGAAGAATTGTCTTCAGGTTTTTGCTGCCTGGGGGCCTTCCTGAAGGGTTCCCAGATTGCCCAGGCTTAAACTGATTTTCAACGGGGGGCTTCTTGTAGCCTGTTTTTCTTTTTTTTGATGCTGGCTTTTTGGTTTGCTTTTCGTCTTTCATTATTTACTAATTAAAAATTAATCCCTGTTTATTCCCTGTAAAATACAGCTTTAAAATAAAAAACCCCAAGCCTTTAGCCTGGGGCCCTTCCCCTAATAAATGCACGAATGCACCTAGGTCTAAACCTTTAATTATTATACTTTCGCCCTGATCCTGAAATTATGCCGATCTTCTTTGAAGTCCAAATTGACAGGAAGGAAAGGGCGACTGATACAAGGATTGTGACAACATACCAGAAAGACCCCCAGCGAAAAAGGGCTTCAGCAACTGCAATGCCTGTTCCAATAAATACCAGAAGGACAAAGCCCCAGGCAACCATTACAGCAGCGCTTCCATGCTGGGCAATCAAGTCCCAAAGACTTTTTTCAATTCTGTTCTTGTTCATAATGCTTTTTATTTGAATTAAAGATGATAACTGCAATAATGATTCCAGCAGCCAGAATCCCCAGGCTGATCAGGGCAATTTTGTTGCTGATGTAAGGAAAGGCTTCAGCAGGTTCTGTAATTGCCAGCAGCAAAAAGGCAAAGCCCAGGTTCGCAGCCTTCAGCAGAAGGTTCCCTTGCCATGATCCCCCCAGCTTATCAAAAAAAGAATTATTGTCTTGAAGGTTCGGATCAT